AGGTATCAATTCAGGTAAAGCAGTAGTAGGTAATATGGGTAGCAATCAACGATTTGACTATTCAGTACTTGGTGATTCAGTAAACTTAGCAAGTAGATTAGAAGGCGTTAGTAAAAATTATAACACAACAATTGTAATAGGTGAAGATACATATAATGGTGTATCTGATAAATTTGATTTCACAAAACTAGATGAAGTACAAGTAAAAGGTAAATCAAATAAGGTATTAATATACTCAGTAACAAGTAAGAATACATAAATATTAATACAGTACAATATAAACAACGTGTTGTATAACAACCAAGTAATATATTTTAGTACTGTATAAAAACGTCTCCTAGAGAGATAGAAAAACATGGATAACGATAACTTAGATATAAGAGTAGAAATAGAAGGTATTAAAAAAGACCTTGAAAATGTTAGTAGTATTAATAATCGTTTAGATACGGCTATTGAGAAACTTGCTGACGTTTCATCTTCTATTAAATCTATGTTAGCTGTACATGAAGAAAAAATTGAAAGACAAGAAAAAACAGACGAAATCATATTTGAAAAAATCAAAGATAGAGCTGATGAAATCGACAGTGTCTATAGAGAGTTGCAAAGAGAAATCAGTCAAGTAGAACGAAGATTACTAATAGAAATAAAAGCACTACGAAATGATATAGGCAGTAGAGTTGGTATGCTTGAAAAAGCAAGATGGATTCTTTTAGGAGCAGCAATTGTAATTATAATAGTTATTTCCAAAGATTTTAATAGTTTATTAAAGTTATTGATTCATTAAAAAGTATTGACATTTTACACAAACTGTAGTATATTAGTTCTTGTGTTATGTCATCTTATATTGATCTAAAATTTATTAATAATGTATCTTCTCGTTTGCAACATTTTAAACGAAAGAATGATAATTTATTTAATTTCCGTTGTCCACATTGTGGAGATTCTAAAAAAAGTAAACTAAAAGCTAGAGCATATCTTTACAGAGTAAAAAATGACATGTTTTTTAAATGTCATAATTGTGGTATGGGTCAAAATCTTTCAAACTTTATTAAATTTGTAGACCCTAGATTACATAGTGAGTATATACTAGAAAGATATAAAGGATCCACACCCGCAACACCAAAACCAGAATTTGAGATAATTAAAAAACCTATTTTTAAAGAAGTTAATATTATAGAAGAATTAACTAGTATTGCTGATTTATCTGATAATCACCCAGCAAAGAAATATGTTATTAAAAGAAAGATACCAGAAAAATTTTTTGATATATTATTGTTTACTCCTGAGTTCATGTCATTAGTTAATTCAGTTAAATCAAATACATTTACCAATACTAAAGGTGAACACCCAAGATTAATTATACCTTTTTATGATACAACAGGTAATCTATTCGCATTTCAAGGTCGTGCATTTGGTTCAGAACAACCAAAGTATTTAACTATTAAGTTAGATGAAACAAAAGAAAAGATTTTTGGTCTTGAAAGAATAAATTTTCAAAAACATATCTATATTACAGAAGGTCCTTTAGATAGTTTATTTATAGATAATTGTTTAGCGGCTGCTGGTGCCGATTTAATATTAAAAGTTAAACCACAAGAAGTAACTTATATATTTGATAATGAACCTCGTAATAAAGAAATTGTTAAACGTATGTATAAAATAATAGAGAAAAATTATAATCTTTTTATATGGCCAGATGATATACAATCAAAAGATGTAAATGATTTAATACTTATTGGTAAGACAATTCCAGAGATTCAAACTATTATAAGTAGCAATACACACAAAGGTTTATCCGCATTGACTAAATTAAACACCTGGAAGAAATGTAGTATATGACAATCGAAAAGATATTAGTTCAGAAAAGAAACGCCAGAGAAAAAGAACCCCTTAATATTGAAAAGATACATCAAATGGTGGAATATGCATGTGAAGATATAACAGGCGTATCTGCATCACAAGTTGAAATGAAATCAGGCCTACAATTTTATGATGGTATAACTACAGATGAGATACAACAAATTCTTATTAAGTCGGCTTCAGATTTAATTTCATTAGAAACTCCTAATTATCAATTTGTTGCTGCAAGATTATTATTATTCAGTCTAAGAAAAAGTATTTTTAGAAAACTTTGGGATCACCCACACTTATATGATCATGTTAAAAAATGTATTGATAAAAAAGTTTATGATACAGATATAATAAAGTTATATGACAAATCTGAATTTGATAGAATGAATATGTGGATAGATCACACAAGAGATTACAATTTTACATACGCTGGTTTAAGACAAGTAATAGACAAGTATCTGGTACAAGATAGAAGTTCAGGTGAAATATATGAAACACCTCAGTTTATGTATATGATGATATCAGCAACGATATTTTCAAAATACCCAAAAGAAAGAAGAATGACTTATGTTAAAAAGTATTACGATGCTATTTCAAGGTTTAAAATTAATATCCCAACTCCTGTTATGGCTGGTGTGCGTACTCCTGTTAAGCAGTATGCTAGTTGTGTCCTTATTGATATTGACGATACTCTTCCTAGCATTTTTAGCGGTGATATGGCTATTGGTAGGTATATTGCACAACGTGCCGGTATCGGTATTAACTCTGGGCGTATAAGAGGAATCAATTCTCGTATTAGAGGTGGAGAAGTTCAACACACAGGTGTTATACCATTTCTTAAAAAGTTTGAAGCAACAGTTAAATGTTGTACACAGAATGGAGTAAGAGGAGGTTCAGCAACAGTTCATTTTCCAATATGGCATCAAGAGATATCAGATATATTAGTTCTTAAAAACAATAAAGGTTCAGAAGATAATAGAGTAAGAAAATTAGATTACTCAATTCAACTATCTAAATTATTCTATCAAAGATTTATTGATGATGAACAAATAACTTTATTCTCACCACATGATGTACCTGAATTATATGATATATGGGGTACAGATAAGTTTGATAAACTATATGAAGAATATGAAAAGAAAACTTCTGTTAAAAAGAAAAAAATATCAGCGCAAGAATTAATACAAAGTTTATTAAAAGAACGAGCAGAAACAGGCCGTATCTATATTATGAACATAGACCATTGTAATACACACTCATCATTTAAAGATACAATTACAATGTCAAATCTTTGCCAAGAGATTACATTACCCACTAAACCATTACAACATATAGATGGAGATGGAGAGATCGCATTATGTATATTATCAGCAATCAATCTAGGTATATTAAGAGACAATGAAGAATTAGAAATGTTATGTGATCTATCAGTAAGATCATTAGATGAAATAATAGATCATCAACAGTATCCAGTTAAGGCCGCAGAGATATCAACAAAGGCCAGAAGAAGTTTAGGTATTGGTTATATAGGATTAGCACATTATCTTGCAAGACATAAATTAATGTATCACGAAAAAGGTGCATGGAAATTAGTAGATGAATTAACAGAAGCATTCCAATACTATCTTTTAAAAGCAAGTAATACATTAGCAAAAGAAAAAGGTAAATGTGAATACTTTAATAAAACAAAATATTCTGATGGTATCTTACCAATTGATACCTATAAAAAAGAGGTAGACGAAATAGTAACCAGAAAACTATCATTTAATTGGGAGAAATTGAGGAAGGATATTGTTGAGCATGGCCTTCGACATAGCACACTCTCGGCTCAAATGCCATCAGAATCTTCAAGTGTTGTATCCAATGAAACAAATGGTATTGAACCACCTAGAGATTACTTATCAGTTAAGAAATCTAAAAAAGGTCCATTGAAACAAGTAGTACCATCATATAATACACTTAAAAACTTTTATACACTATTGTGGGATATGAAATCTAATGAAGGTTACATAAACATAGTAGCAATAATGCAGAAGTACTTTGATCAGTCTATCAGTGGTAACTGGTCATATAATCCTGAGAATTATGATACAGGACAAGTACCATTATCTGTAATGATAAATGATTTATTAACAACATATAAGTATGGTTGGAAAACTTCTTATTATCAAAACACTTATGATGGAAAGAAAGACGAAGATGCTCCAGCGCACCCAATAGGGTTTAAAGATAACGTACCTGAAGTAGATATTAACGAAGTTGCAACAACACAAGAAGATTGTGATAGTTGTACTATATAATGAAAGAATAATATGAGTAGATCAGTATTTAATAAAGCAAAAGGTTTAGATTTTACCAAAGCACAAATGTTCTTTGGTGATGATTTGGCGGTTCAAAGATATGATACATTTAAGTATCCTATTTTTGATAAATTAACACAACAACAATTAGGTTTCTTTTGGAGACCAGAAGAAGTATCATTACAAAAAGATCGTAATGATTATCAAGAATTAAGACCAGAACAAAAGAATATCTTTACATCTAATTTAAAATATCAAACAATGTTAGATAGTGTACAAGGACGTGGACCTTGTTTGGCATTTTTACCGTTCTGTTCTTTACCTGAACTAGAAGGTTGTATTGTAACATGGGATTTTATGGAAACAATACATAGTCGATCATATACTTACATTGTTAAAAATCTTTATGCTAATCCAGGAGAAATTTTTGATACTATTATTGAAGATAAAAAGATAGAAGAAAGAGCTGAATCAGTAACTAAATCTTATGATGATTTAATTGAAATGGGTTATAAGTATCAATTGACACCAGATAAAGTTGATATATACGAATTAAAGAAAAGATTATGGAAGGCTTTAATAACAGTAAATATATTAGAAGGTCTAAGATTTTATGTATCGTTTGCTTGTAGTTTTGCGTTTGGGGAATTAAAGTTATTAGAAGGTTCTGCTAAGATTATATCATTAATCGCTAGAGATGAAAGTCAACATCTTGCAGTATCACAAAGAATTATTAACAACTATAAAGAAGTTGAAAATGATAAAGTAATGTTAAAAGTAATCAAGGATACAGAACAAGAAGTATATAAGATGTATGATGATGCTGTTAATTCAGAAAAACAATGGGCAACTTATTTGTTTTCAAAAGGTTCTATGATAGGTTTATCTGAAAAGTTATTACATCAGTTTGTTGAATACACAGCTAATAGACGTATGAAAGCTATAGGATTAGAACCTAAATATGATACAAAAGTAAATCCATTACCATGGGTTGAACATTGGTTGAATAGTAAATCAATGCAGAATGCGCCACAAGAAACAGAAATAGAAAGTTATGTTATTGGTGGTATTAAACAAGATGTAACAAAAGATCAATTTAAGAAATTTAAATTATAATGATTACTAAAAAAACAAAACACTGTCCTAGTTGTCAAACTAAATATGTAGTAGCATGGGATTTCGAAAAGAATGAAATGGAACCTATAACGTGTCCATTTTGTAGCCATGAGATAGATGAAGAAGGAGTTACTAGTAACAGTGGATATGATAACGACAGTTGGAATTGATTTCAGTTTAAACTCTCCTGCTATTTGTGTAAGTAAAGGAAGTTTTAAATTTGAAGAATGTAAATTTTACTATTTAACTAGTAAAAAGAAACATATCGGTTATATGATGAAGAATATACTTGGTACAGAACATACCGAATATACTAATCCTATAGAACGATTTGCCAATCTATCAACATGGGCACTATCAATCATAAACAAATTAGAGAATCCACAAATCTTCATAGAAGGATATTCTTTTGGCAGTAAAGGTCAGGCTGTATTTCAAATCGCAGAAAACGGTGGCATATTAAAGTATAGATTAAAAGAATATGACTACAAGATATTAGTGCCAAGTGTTATTAAGAAATTCGCCACAGGTAAAGGTAACGCAGATAAACAAAAAATGTATGAACAGTTTACAACTGATACTAATACTAACATGATAAAAACATTTGATATACCTACGTTGAGTAATCCAATAACTGATATAATAGATGCCTATTATATCGCAAAGACAGGTCATAGTACATTATGATAAATGTTTGTTGTGTATTTTACGGTAACAAATACACTAGTGATTACGTTCAAAAATTATATAATATGATAGAAAGACATTTAACTGTACCATATCAATTCTATTGTTTTACAGATCATAAAAATTTATTTGATACAGTATATGGAAAAATTATATATAAAGATTTACCATTAAGTGGTTATAAAGGTTGGTGGAATAAATTACAATTGTTTAATCCTGATATTGGACTTCAAGGTGTAAACCTATACTTTGATATAGATATAGTTATTACAAAAAATATTGATTGTTTTGCTACCTATGGAGAGGACAAATCTTTTTGTATAATCAATGATTTTGAACCAAAATTTAAAGAATACAATTCAAGTATAATGAAATGGAATAATGATACGGCCTCTATTATATGGAAAAATTATATAGAATGGCAAGATCATTATAATAATTTTCATAACGATCAACAAGTTATTTCAGATATAATATATGATAAAGACATATTAAAAATATATCCAAATGAATGGACATTTTCATACAAATGGTATAGTAGAGATAAACCTAGATTTGATATTATAGATCAAACCTTTGAAGAAGATATAAACGCAAAGATAGCAGTATTTCATGGCAAGCCAGATCCTCACGAAGTAAGCCAAAAGTGGGTAATAGATAACTGGAAATAATTCGTTTTCACCTTCATTAGAACAAAACATGAACACTTATATTCATAAGTTATTGATTTTAAATAGGTATTTCTTTTAAAATAATCAAAAAAACACTTGTCTTTTCAATTTTAACCTGTTATTATATATGTATAAATTGAACTAAAGGACTA